ATTAACAGCTCTATATCAGGAGCGTGTTCAAGCCGGTTTGGACATGCCTTCTGAAAGCTTTAGTCTTTGGATTAAAGATAAAACTAAAATAAGCCGGAAATAACTAATGGAGAATGTGTAATGAGTAATGAAGTAATGAAAAAAGACACAGGGTCAGTAGCCTTATTTGGTGATGACCTACAAAAAGGTTTTGAAAACATGACGCAAGAAGATATGGCGTTACCGTTTGTCAGAATCTTAGGACAACTATCACCACAGGTAACTGACGGTGATGCGAAGTATATAGATGGTGCTAAACCAGGCATGATTTATAATACTGTTACCAGCGAATGTTTCGATGGTAAAAAAGGTATCAAGGTTATTCCTTGTTATTACAAAAAGGATTATCCAGAATGGTCGGATAGAGGAGATGGACCCGGTGCTCCGGTTGCAGTTCACTTACCGAACAGTCCGATAATCCAAACAGGTAAGAGAGATGGTTCTAAAATTAGATTACCTAACGGTAACTATTTAGAGGAAACAGCTTCTTACTATGTTTTGGTTGAAACAAAAGGAGGTGGAATGACACCAGCGTTGATTACTATGAAGTCGACGCAACTTAACGTTAGTAAAAAATGGAATTCTATGATGAAGACCATACAAATTGCTGATGGTAAGGGTGGATTTGCTATCCCTCCTATGCATGGGGTTGTGTATAATTTGGCTTCTGTACTACAAAAGAACGACAAAGGTTCTTGGTATGGTTGGTCTGTTACACAAGACAGAATAATGGGACAAAAAGATAAAACTTTATACCTAACGGCTAAAGATTTTAATTCTAGTGTCGCTAAAGGAAACGTGCAAACAAAAGCAGATGTGGAAGAGAAAGCTAAAGATAATACTCCGTATTAAATTTAGTTTGAAGGGGATCGCAAGATCCCCTTTACAAAGAAGGCAGAAAGTAATATATGGATAAATTCAAACAAATTTTTAGCGGATTAACAATAGCATATGGACAATACCAACCCGGTGACAGAGGAGAGAATGGTAAGCAACAAGGTAAAGCCTTTATTGTACGTGGAAACGTCACCGACGAACTTTGGACCAATCATCTTAAAGGAGAAGGAGCAGCCCTTGGGATTATCCCTATCACAGAAAATAATGATTGTAGGTGGGGGTGCATTGATATTGACGAATATAACTTTGATCACGCTAGCCTCGTTAAAAGTATTCGGAATCTTAAACTCCCATTAGTAGTTTGCCGTAGTAAATCTGGCGGTGCACATGTATTTTTATTTACTAAAGAAAACATTCCTGCATCATTGATGCAATCAAAATTAAAACAAATGGCTATCATACTAGGCTATGAAGGGTCAGAAATTTTTCCAAAACAAACAGAAATATTAGTGGAACGTGGTGACACTGGTAATTTCTTAAACTTACCTTACCACAATCAAATGAAAGGACTACGATATGCTATCAACGATACTGGCGCCGGTTGTACACTTGAGGAATTTTATCAGCTCTATGATGAGTTTTCTTTACGAAAAGAAGAGGTGGAACAAATTAAAACGGAAGAGAAAAAAATAGAAGAAGCATTCCCTGGAGGACCCCCTTGCTTAAACAAATTGGCAGCAATAGGTTTTGGTGAGGGTTCCAGAAATAATGCATTATTTAATGTTGCAGTATATTACAAACAATCTAATCCTGATACGTGGGAGGATAAAATTGTAGAAGCTAATTCTAAATATATGGATCCAGCTTTAAATAATAATGAAGTTCAACAATTAATAAAATCAGTCAATAGAAAAGGTTATGACAAATATAGATGTAAAGATGCACCTATTAATTCTGTCTGTCAAGCAGGGTTGTGTCGTACTAAAAGATTTGGTGTAGGTTATGGAGAAGAAGAAATGCCAGTACTTGGAAGTTTGACTAAGTATACTTCAACACCTCCACAATGGTTCTTAGATGTATCAGACAAAAGAATAGAATTAAAATCAGAACAACTTTACAATCCCGGTATGTTTGCTTTAGCATGTTTAGATCAAGCAAATAAAATTGTACCTGTACCTAAACCTAGAGATTGGAAACAACATTTTTTAAAACCAATGATGAGTAATCTACAAGAAGTAGAACCATTAGAGTCTTTAGATCCTATAAATGAATTAACAGGACTGCTTCAAGATTGGACTACTAACAGACAATCAGCAAGAACATTAGATGACATATTTAACAAATTACCATTTACTGAAGAAGGTTTTACATATTTTAGAATGGAAGATTTTTATGCATTTTGTAAAAAAAATAATTGGGAAATGGATAAAATTAAAACAGGTAATTTAATAAAAAGATTAGAAGATATTTTTGTAGAAGAAACAAGATTAAGAATTAAATCTCAACATCCAAGAGTAGTTAAAATTAAAACTATGAAAAAATTAGAAGCTGCAGTCTCTAAAGTTCCATATCAACAAGAGGACTTTTAATGAAATACTCTAAAGACATAGGTCTTAATTGGCATTTAAGATTTAGATTAATAATACAAGAACTAAAAGAAGAACTAGAACTAACACAAATACACTTAGAAATAGCAGAAAGGAAGTTAAAGAAATATGAAGACAATAATCTTAGGTCCACCAGGAACGGGAAAAACAACAACGTTGTTAAACTTAGTGGACGAGTTCATCCAGAAGGGGATCCGACCTAAACAAATAGGTTATTTTTCTTTTACAAAGAAAGCAGCAACAGAAGCTGCGAATAGAGCTGCAGATAAATTTGGATTAGATATAGAAAATGATCTGACTAATTTTAGAACTTTACATTCCTACGCATTTAATCAATTAGGTATGACTAAAGAGAAGATGATGAAGACAGAAGACTATAAGGAATTTGGTCAAAAATGTGGCATACCAATTAAGACGGCTAAATTTTCTAATGATGACGGTACATTTAATTCTGACAATGAGTACCTTACAATAATCAATACGGCTGCAGTTAAAAGAATGGATCTTCTTGAGTACTACGATTCAAGAAAAAATATTATAGATATAGAACGAAACACTTTGTATTTATTAGCAGAGGAACTTAACAGATTTAAAAAAGAAAAAAATTTAAAAGACTTTAACGATTTACTAGAAAATTTTATAGAAAAAAATATTAAAAATACTTTTGAAGTTTTATTTATAGATGAAGCACAAGACTTGTCTTTATTACAATGGGACATGGTTAGATGTATTTGGGCTAATGCCAAGAAAACTTATATTGCAGGTGATGATGATCAAGCTATATTTAAATGGGCAGGAGCTGATGTAGATCACTTCATAGCTTTGAAAGAAGAAGTAAATGACATTAAAGTATTAGATCAATCTTATCGTATACCTGGTGGACCTATACATGAATTATCTCAAAAAATAATAGGCAAAGTACAAAACAGATTTGAGAAGCAATATAAACCTAGAGAAGAAATAGGTGTATTAAAAAGATATTCTGATATAACTCAAGTAGATATGTCTAAAGGCAATTGGTTAGTTTTATCTTCAGCTAATTATTTTTTAGAAGATGCTAAAGATTTGTGTGAGATACAAGGATGGTATTATCAATACCGAGGAAGAAATTCTATTTCATTAAAATTATTATTAGCATTAAATAATTGGGAATCATGGCGTAAGGGTGAGTTGTTAAATCATTTAGAAATTAAAAACATTTACGAATATTTAGGAGATAATGTTTTAGTAGGTTTTAGAAAAGGTAAGACTCTTCATTCTGATAGCAAGTACACTCTAAAAGAATGTCAAGAACAACACGGTCTTAATACTGACAAAGTTTGGTATGATTCTTTTGAAGGTCTAGATAATATGACCGAAAATTATATTCGTAATATGAGGGCGAATGGTGAGATGATAAATAAAAATCCTCGTATAATAATGTCAACTATACACGGAGCGAAAGGAGGAGAAGCAGACAATGTTTTATTGTTACAAGATCTTACAGGTGCAGCACTAGAAACTTTTAGTCATGACCCAGATGAATTACATAGATTATTTTATACTGGAGCGACGAGAGCGAAGCGTGAATTGCATTTACTAGATCCTAAAAACTTTGATCGTGCTTATATATTATGAAAACAGGTAGTTCTAAAAGACATGAGTATAATGATTATCTAGGGTCTATTAATGAACACAGAGCCATTATAGAATTTTTATCCAAAGGATGTGAAGTATTTAAAAATGTTCGTCAACATGGATGTATTGATATTATTGTTCTTCATCCAGACGGAAAATTAGAAAAGCTTGATGTTAAAACTAGATCTATAAGAAAAAGAGACGGATATCCCATAGGAAGATCCTTAACTAAACAACAACAAAAATGGGGTGTTAGGTTATTTTATATCGATGAAAATTATCCTGGACACTACCATCCACCAAAAGGAATACATGATTAAATTAAATAAAGAATATAAGAAAAAATTAATAAAAACATTTAAGAAACAAGGAATCATTAATGATAGAGTTAAACTTGGTGAGTTAAGTTCTCTGCTAAAACAAGTTGGTGGAGATCATTATAAAAAAATGGCTATTCAACCAGCTGAATTCATTAATAAAAATAAGTTGCTTTTTGCAGAAGGCAACGCTATAAAGTATATATGTAGGCACTCGGAGAAGGGTGGTATACAAGATATAGATAAAGCAATA